GCGATCACGCCGCGCGCATGGGAAGGCAACGGCTTCGAAGATCTGCGCGTCATGGCCGACGCATGGGATGTGATCAGGCTGCTGATCGAGACACGCAAGGATCAGTTGTCGCGCATGTCTTGGTCGGTCCGCAAGCGTGATCCAGCGGTAGGGCGCCGCATCGCTGGCCGCAGCGCCCCGACGCAAGCGTCCGATCCGACCGCACAATCGATCCAAGCCTTCCTCGAATACCCGAACAAGGTCGATGATTGGGCGAGCTGGTTGCGACAATGCATGGAGCAAGTGCTCGTCTATGACGCGTTGTCAATCTATCCGGTGCGCACGACCAAAGGCGATCTGTACTCCCTAGAAATCCTCGATGGGTCGACCATTGCCCCACGTATCAACCCAGATGGCCGCACGCCGGTCCCGCCGGATGTCGCCTTCCAGCAAGTCATCAAAGGTTTGCCAGCAGTCGATTACACCAGCGATGAACTGATTTATGCGCCACGTAATAAACGTGTAGAGCGTGTCTATGGTTTCAGCCCGGTGGAGCAGATACTTACCACAATCAATATCGCTCTTCGACGCCAAGCCTCCCAGCTCTATTACTTTACAACAGGCAGCAATCCCGATGCCTTTGTTTATTGCCCGAAAGAATGGACTACGGATCAGATACGGGAGTATCAGAAATATTGGGATATGACTTTCGAGGGTAACCTCGCGGCCCGTCGACGCACCAAGTTTGTTCCTGGCGAGGGCAAGTTTCAAGAGACGAAGCCGCCGCCGCTGAAGGATGAATTCGACGAATGGCTGACTCGCATTGCCTGCTATGCGTTCTCGCTGCCCCCGCAATGGGCGGTGCGGCAGATGAACCGGGCGAGCGCGCAGCAGCAAGCGGACGCGGCGAACGAAGAGGGGCTCTTCCCCTATATGCAATATCTGAAGGGCGTGGTCGATAAGATCATCCGGCATCATGCCGGGCGTCCGGATTATGAGTTTGTCTGGGAAGTCGATACCTATGCCAGCCCGGCGCAGCGGGTGCTCATTCTCACCAAGTATGTGCTCGGCGGCGTGATGACGCCGAACGAGGCGCGCAATGAGCTCGGGCTGGAGGAGCACCCAGCTGGTGATGATCTCTTCATGCCGTCGGCAATGGCCACGGTAGAGGCCATCCACGAGAATCTCGAATTCGGCGGGGGGGATGGCTTCGGCGGCGGAGGTGGCGGTGGCGCCACGCCGGGCCCCGCCAACGGCAATTCCTCGGTCCGCCCGAAGAAGCCGTCGACCGACACCACGCCTGGTGGCAACACGTCTACCAACGACCGCACCAAGGGCGAGCCCACCCAGAAGGCGGTAACAGTGATCGAAAAGGGGGTAACCGAATCAGGTAACCACCCTTTTGATGGGCCGCACCATGAGCATGTCGGGCTGCATCGCCAGGTCATTCGGCAAGAGACGCGGGAGCTGAAGAGCGCGCTCCGCGCCGAATTCTCCGCGATCTCTGGGGCGGTCCAATCACGCGCCCGCGATGCGCTGCTCTCCGTCAACAAGGTCGATGCGCTGCCACACGAGACAGATCTGGTCGATCAGATCCTCAACAACCTCGGGTGGGCCGGCCTTCTGGCCGGGCTGGCGCCGATAGTCAGCGCCATCCTCATCAATGTCGGCGAGGCTACCGCGGCGGGCGTGGCGGGCGCTTTGGACCTCTCGTCAGCCGCCACCTCCGACGCCATCGCCTCCGCCATCGATTATGCGAATGACAGATCAGCAGAGCTCGTCGGATACGCGCGCAACTTCGCCGGTGATCTGATCCCGACGGATGCCGCTGATCTCAATATGCTCGATTCGACCCGAAGCATGCTAAATGAGATGCTATCCGGCGGATTAGGGGAAGGTGCTGATTCAGCGACCATAGCTGCCACGCTTGCGGATGTATTCTCTGCCGATCGCGCGGACATGATCGCGGAATATGAGGTCAACCGTGCATCCAACATGGCGGTTTTGGCCACGCTGCAAGCTGGGTCTCTAGAAAATCCTGAGATTCAAAAGCTTTGGATCGTGCGCGAGAATTGTTGCAAGCGCTGCGCCGACAACGCGGCAGCCGGTCCGCTTGGTATAAACGACACGTTTCCTTCTGGCGATCAGACGCCCGGCGCGCATCCATTTTGTAGATGCGAGCTGACTTGGACAGGTGGCGCATGAGCCTTTATGCCGCAATCGAGAAGATCGAGAGCGTCAGCGACGGCACGATCAAGGTCTATGGCGTCGCATCGAGCGAGAGCCGGGACAATGATGGCGAGGTGATCAAGGCGGATGCCATCCGCGGCGCGATCCCTGAGTATATGCGGTTCCCGGCGATCCGCGAGATGCACAAGCTGGACGCCGCCGGCCGCGCGCTGGAGGTGGATTGCGGCGATGATGGCTTCACCCGCGTCGTGGCGCACGTGGTCGACCCGGTCGCGGTGCAGAAAGTCAAGGCTCAGGTGTACACCGGGTTTTCGATCGGTGGCCGCGCATTAGAGCGCGACGAGCATGATAAGAAAACGATCACCAAGATGTCGATGCACGAGATCAGCTTGGTCGATCGTCCCTGTAACCCCGACGCCAAGCTGGATCTTTGGAAGGCGGATGAGATGCAGAAGCTCGATGATACGGCGGCCGCCGGCGCGAGCGAGCAGGCCGCGGGTGGCACGTTTAGCGAGCCGAAGAATCCCGGCAGCGGCGTGAACAATTACGATCTGGAAGGCCAGAAAAAGAAGCCCAAGAAAGAGGTGGCCAAGGCAGAATATCCGATCGAGCCGCTCTCGAAGCGCGACTGGAATCAGAAGCAACGGGATAGCGCCGCGGATTCGGGCGATGCCTTCCCCGATGGCAGCTATCCGATCAAGAATCAGGGTGATCTCGACAGCGCGGTGCGGCTCCGCGGTAAGAGCAAGAGCCATTCGAAGGCTGAGGTGACAGCACACATTCGTCGGGCGGCGAAGAAACACGGGCTGAAGGTGCCAGAAATGGACGATACCGATAAGGTCGCTCTCCCCGACGGGCTGGCGAAAGTGACGATGGGCCAGCTGCTCGAATTGCAGGAAGGCTTTGCGAATCTCAGCATGGGCGAGCTGCTCGCCAAGGCGGAGGGTCTCACCAAGGCTGAAACCGAAGCGACGCCGCCGGATGGTAGCGCCAAGCCGGTGACGGATTCCGAGCATAGCGAGAATGAGGAAGATGACGGACGCCCCAGCCGAGTCGGCACACCAGCCGAAAGCCCGGCGGGTAAAAGCATGGCGGTTGATCCCGCCGCGCCAGCTCTGCAGTCGACCAATCAAAACTTCGGCGCCGGTGTGTCGCGTGCCTCTGATCGGGCGTTGCATGAGGGGCCGGTAGAGGGTGGATCGACAGTGCCAGCGCACGGCGCCGGCGCGGCCGGCGAGTATGCCGGCAAGGTCACCAAGGGCATGGGGACCATGTCATGCCTCGCGAGCATCCTATGCGACATCAAATGCTTGCTCGTCAACCAGCGCTGGGAAGAGGCGATGGAAGACGAGAATTCTGACATTATCGGTCAGATGGAAACTTGGTTGAAGCAAGGCGCCACGCTGCTCGGCTCTGTCGTGAGCAAAGAGGTGCAAGAGCTTCTGGAAGAGGCGCGAGTCGATCCGGGCGATGCGATGGGCATGATCGCCATGGTCGCCAAGACGATTAGCAAAATGGGCGTTGCCAAGGCCGACGGTAAGAAGAAGCCGGCGGTCGACGCGGACACTGGTGGTAAGCACGAGATGGACGCGGATGATGACGATGACACGGAGACGGCGGGGATGTCTAAGGTCGAGAAGGTTGCGTCGGCGATGCCCGCGCGTGATCCGAATGATATTCGGAAAATTGAATCCCTCGAAAAGCGACTCGAAGCGCTCGAAAATCGCCCGGTCGATAAGTCGCACGCTGGGCGGGCGACGGCCATCAGCAAGGCGCAAGACACGGTGTCAGGATATGCCGCGGCGACCGCCGACGATGAGCAGTTGCTGAAGGCGCTCAACGATATGTCGCCAACGCAGCGCCAGAATATGGTATTCAAGGCGCTGTTGGCACGACCGACCGCGATCATTAATCCCGCGGGGCAATAAACCCAAGCCTCGCGGTTCGGCTCTCCTACCACACCGAGCTGCTGACTCAACTGTCCCTTCGGGCGGGGCGTAGTAAGGGAGCTCGCTCACCATGAGCGGTGCAATCGTCAATCAAGAGACGATGCGGCAGCTTGCCGCGGTGAGAGAGGCACTCTCCCAGCGTCTATCGCCGGATATCGTCAAAGCGACCTACAGCCAGCCGAGTTCGGCGATCAGCGGGTTGAACAGCTATGACCTCGAAATCGGGGCCAAGATGCTGTACCCCGTCTTGACGCCGTTGCGGAACGACATTCCTCGTGTTCCGGCGCGCGGCGGCATTCAAGCCAACTGGCGTGCGGTCACCGCGATCAACACCGCCGGGTTGTCGATGGGTGTTGGCGAAGGCAATCGGTCCGGCGTCATCGCCGTTTCGACTGCCGATTACACCGCCAAATACACCACGATGGGTTTGGAATCGAGCGCCAGCTTCCAGGCTGACTGGGCAGCGGAATATTTCCAGGACGTGAAGGCGTTGGCCAGCCTGAACTTGCTGCAGAGCGTCATGATCGGCGAAGAGAAGCTGATCCTCGGAGGCAATTCCTCCGTAGCGCTTGGCAAGGCATCGGCGCCGGGGCTGACCGCAAGCTCGTCCAATGGTTCGCTGGGCACCAATGCCAACTTCAGCGTCATCGTCGTTTACCTCTCGCTAGAGGGTTACCTCAACGCATCGGTTGCCGGCGGCATCCAGGCGCAGGTCACCCGGCTCAATGCCGACGGATCGAGCGACTCTTA